TTTGGTTTGATTTTGATGATACAACATCATCAATTGAACTTAAACGCTATGACAGTTCAGGCAACGATTGGGATTCAATCTCATCAGACGGTTCTGCAGGAACAGGCGGTTTTATTATGACTGCTTCAACTACACAACCAACTGGTAATCCAGTAACTGGTACTATGTGGTTTGATCCAGATGTAAACGAATTAGCAGTTTACGAAGTTGTATCAGACTCAGGTACACAAAAATGGAAACGTGCAGCAGATGTACAATACACTACAACAGCACCAACATCAGACACAGGCGGTAACGCACTAGCTGACGGTGACTATTGGGTTGATACAGACGCAAGCGGTTACCCTGTAATTTACAGACACAATGGTACTGCATGGGTAGTTAAAGATGGTACAGATCAAAGCACAAGTGGTGGTGTTGTATTTGGCGATATTACTGCTAACGATACAACTGTAGATACATTTGAAGCAACTCTATTAGCAGGTGCTCCAGATCCATTAGTACACCCAACTGGAATGACTGGTATTAACATGTGTCGTTCAGCTAACACAGTTAGAGAATATGATGGTTCATTAGGAACTACATGGAAATGGCGTAACAAAGCAGGCAATCAAGCAAACGGCAAAGGTTCGTTTGGTAGATTAGCTCAGCGTAAAGTTGTTACAACAGCAATGCAGGCAGCAGCAAGTGGTTCAGAACTACGTGAAGATACAGTAGCGTTCCGTTTAATTGCAGCTCCAGGTTATACAGAAATGTATGATGAAATGGTAACATTAAATAGTGATAGAGATGAAACAGCATTTGTTATTGTTGACGCTCCATTCCGTTTAAACCAAACTGAAGCAATTGCTTGGAAACAAGGAACTACTGCTACAGAAAATGGCGAAGACGGATTAGTAACATCAAACACTTACAGTGCAGTTTATTATCCACATGCATTAACAACTAACCCTTCTACAGGTGATAACGTTGTTGCTCCAGCATCACACATTGCATTATACACATATGCATACAGTGATAACGTGAGCTTCCAATGGTTTGCACCAGCAGGTTTAACACGTGGTGTTGTACAAAATGCAACTAGCGTTGGTTACTTAAACAATGAAGACGAGTTTGTTAAACTATCATTAACACAAGGTTCTAGAGATGCAATGTATGAACAAAAGATGAATCCAATTGCAACATTCCCGACAGACGGAGTAGTTGTATTTGGTCAAAAATCATTACATGCAGGTGCTTCAGCATTAGACAGAGTTAACGTTGCAAGACTTACTGCTTATCTAAGAGAACGTTTTGCCGTAATAGCAAGACCTTACTTGTTTGAACCAAATGATGCAGGTACAAGAGAAAATGCTAAAGCAACTTTTGAAGGATTTTTATCAAATATCATGAGGCAACGTGGTGTTTATGACTTCGCAGTAGTATGTGATGAAACAAACAACACACCAGCAAGAATTGATGCTAATGAATTCTATGTTGACGTAGCAATTGAGCCTACAAAATCAGCAGAATTTATTTACATTCCAATTAGAATTGTAAATACTGGCGAATTAAACTAAAACTTTAATTTTAGTTAAAATAAGGGCTACTATAGAAATATAGTAGCCTTTAATGTGATAAATCTTAAAGATTGTTATTTTTCGACGATGTTTTGATAAATACAATATAACAGAAATACTACAGTATAGTATTATAGGAGAAAACAAATGGCTGTAATTACAAATTTTGGAGTACCAACAGACTCGGCAGTAGGTACTACTTTGATGCCTAAACTACAATATAGATTTAGAGTGTCATTTACAAATTTAGGCGGCGGAAGCCTTAAAGACCAGACAACGCAAAACGTTATCAGTGCTTCACGTCCAAACTTAACACACGAAGAAGTTGTTGTTGATTCATACAACTCAAAAATGTATCTAGCAGGTAAGCATACTTGGGAACCAGTAACTATTGTATTACGTGATGATATGGATTCAAACGTTATCAAAGTATTAGGCGAACAACTAAACAAGCAAGTTGATCATGCAGATCAATCAAGCCCTATAGCCGGTAGTGCATATAAATTTAACGTAAAAATTGAAACATTAGATGGTGCCAATGGTGCAACTAAACCAAAACCATTTGATACATGGGACTTACAAGGTTCGTTTATTAGTAATATACAATATGGTGATTTAAACTATGCAGATTCGAATATGGTGCAAGTTACATTAACAGTACGTTACGATCACGCAGTACATACAATAGACGGTGATGATGTATTGTCGGGCCAAAAAGCTAAAACAGTTGGTGAATCAGGCGCAACTAGTTAATAGTTAGGAACTAATACAATGGCATTGGGTAATGACGCACATATTTTGTATGGTCAAAGTTTACCACACAAAAGAGATGAAAAACTATTAGCTATACCAAGAAATAAATATAATTTCGATGTAAAGTTAAATACAATTGCTAATGGCAATGACAGAGTAGTTTACTTACCTAGAATAGCTAACGTGGCAATGCCATCGTTTGTATATAGAACACAAACGTTAAACAACTATAATAATAAAAGCGTAGTTCAAACAGGAATAGATTATACTCCTATAACACTGACAGCATATGATACTAAAGATGCTGTATTTGAAAATTTCCTTAAGAAGTACGCTGACCATTATTATACAGGACCAATGAACGAGGGCAGTTATGCTGAATGGCTTAATAGCCCTAAAGGTTTTAATCTAAAAACATCTAATCATTATATTACATCTATGGTTATTACTAGAACTGATACTAGTAAACAAAAAAACATAATAGAAATATTTCACCCATTTATACAAAATGCAGATGCAGATACATTAGACTACTCAGACAGTAGTCCTACTACTTTTAGAGTAACATTTGCATACGAAGGCTATAGAATTGATACTCCTCTTGGGAGTAACTAATGCCCAAATTCCAAAACGGAAAATTCATACCATCTAACCCTGATAAATACTTAGGCAAAAGAACACCTCATTATAGAAGTGGGTGGGAATTAGCAGTAATGCGTATGTGTGATAATCATCCAGCAATACTAGGCTGGGGCAGTGAAACACATAGAATTCCATATAAAAATCCACTTACTGGAAAAATGAGTACTTATGTACCTGACTTGTTATTGGTATACAAAGACAAGAAAGGACAGAATCATGCTGAGATGGTTGAGATTAAACCAGCTAGTCAGACATTGAGTGAGGCAAGAACACAAGCTCAAAAGGCAGCGGCAGTAGTCAATCATTCCAAATGGGCGGCAGCACACGCATGGTGTAAATCACAAGGGATGAGTTTTAGGGTTATAACTGAAAATCAGATTTTTAATAAACCTCAAAATTCTAAAAAGAAACGAAAATGACAAAAAAATTAGAAGAAGAATTAAACTTACCAGATTTAGATGAATTACTTCCTGACGTAGAACAGGAAGATAAGGAACCTACAACTGAAGAAGTAAAAAACGAAATTGCTAACATAGAAGGCGAAATGAGTATGGTAGAACGTGCTCAAGCGGCACTACCTACTGTTGAAGGACTAGAACAATTAGATAGAGAAATGGATGCATATGCTACAAAGGCCATGGAAACATTTGAAGATTTAGTTGATTTAGGCAAGAACGTAGAAGATAGACATGCAGCACCAATATTTGATAGTGCGGCAAAAATGATAGCGGCAGCATTACAGGCAAAACAAGCCAAAATGGATAAAAAAATGAAAATGATTGAGTTACAAATGCGTCAAGCTAGACTTGAAAAAGACAGTGAGAAGATAGATGCGTATGTAGCCGGTAAAAAACACGAATTAGGCGAAGAAGAAGAAACAGAAGGACGTATAGTAGGAGATAGAACTGCTATGCTTGCCGAAATTATGAAAAATTTGCCTGAAAAAGATAAATAGTATTAATAGGAGATAACCGCAATGAACAAACTATTTTCGCAATACTTAAACGAATCAAAAAAATCGTGGAAGTTTTGTATTAAAACAGTACATGATCTAACTGATGAACAATGTGATCGCATAGAGAAGCACCTCGGTAAATACGACTCTAAAGGACTCGGTGCTGCAAAGAAAACAATCTTACAAAGTGCTCCACGTGATTTTCCAAATCACAAAGGATACGAAGTTTTTACACATGATTTTGAAACTAATATCGTCGCTAGCGGTTGGCAAATACAAAACGATATTCGTAACATGCTTGGATTAACTGACGGTGTACTTAAAGTAAAAGGCGAACATGAACCAGATGAATTAATTCCACCAATGAGCGAACGTGTTGAAAGCGTACTAGCTGATGGCGAATATAAAGATGCAGAAAAAGTAAATGCATCAGATCATTACGGTGACGAGTATAACTCCAGTTTCATTAAAGAATTAATGAAAGTAAAAAAAGAAAAGGAAAAAGGCAATGAGTGATTTAGACAGAATATTAAAACTTGCTAGCCACGGCACAGCAGATGCTCAAAGCCCGGCTCCAGCAGAAAGAGAATTAAAAGAAGCACCAGGTAGAGAATTAAAACCACATGCCAAATTGGCACTAGAAGATTGGTGTAAAAGATGGTCCAAGTATAAAGGAATGAATGGCGATCCATTACCAATGGGAATGGTACTAGCTAAAGTAGATTCGGGTATTACAACAGACGGAATTGAAGCAGGCGAAGCCGATAAAGCAATGGAAATTATATATCCAGGCAAAGGCGCTGAAATGAAAGGCGACATGAACGACGGTGATGCTCATGCACATGATGTTGATTGGGGTGATTATGAAATTCAAAAGCACTTGCCATTGACAAATAAAATGCAAGATGAATTTATAGCTATTATGGGCAACGATGACGAATCAACAATGCAAGGTGTTTATGATATTGTTAAAAATGCATGTATGGAAACAACAACTGAAGCAGTTGGCGAATTTGCAGAACCAATTTATGATTTAATTGATATGCATTTTGAAGGCGACTGTCAACCAGTATTTGATGATTTAGTTCGTTATTTAAGTGGTGATCAAATTGAAGATTTTGTTGCAGACTTTAGACGTAACCATGATTTACCAATGGGTGATGATATGGACGAAGCATATAAAAAGAAAACAAAATTAAACGCATCAGAATACAAATGCGAAGACTGTGGCGACACAATGCACAAACCTACTACAGATTGTTCACATGATTGTGATGACGAAACAGGTAGCTGGTGGAAAGACAAAGACGGCAACGGTGTTCCAGATTCATTAGAAGAAGCTCCAAATGAAGGCAATGAATTCTCAGGTGCATTAGCTGATGCTAAGAAAAATGGTAAAAAAGAATTTGAAGTTGATGGTAAAAAATACAAAGTAGAATCAGAAGAATCAGAAACTGACAAAGAAGAATTAGAGGAGTCTCCGACTATGGATACAACACAATTAATTAACTTAATGAAAAACTCAGGTTTAAGCGAAGAGAAAATTAAAACAAAATTAGACGAATGGGCAAACACACCAGCCGGTGCAGCAGAAGAAGAAGCTACATCACATGGTGAACCATATGAGAATTATGCACAAAGCGTTAACCTAAGTTTAAAAAGATACTTAGACGCAGAAGACATGAAAGTAGGCTTAAAAGAACATAAAGTTGAAGATATCAAAGAAGCATATAAGAAATCTAAAGGGGAAAAGTAATGAATTACAAGGACCTTAGCAGATTAAGAGAACTATCTGGTATTAAAGAAGCAGATAGAAGTGATGTTACACACGCTCAACTTTTACCTCACATTAAAAACGTTAAAGCGGCAATGGTGAGACACGCTCAAGAAGATCCTAGTGAAGCAAGAGAATTTATTGAACATTTAGATGATATGATGGATGCTGGTGATGTAGAGGTTGTAGACATGATGCAACCAGACTATATGGATACTGAAGCAAGAGATAGTTTAATATTTTATTTTCAAGTTTCAATATCACAAGATCCTGCATTATATAATATGTTATTCCCAGGTGAAGATATTAAATTTGCCCAGGGCGAATACGCAGACATGTTTGAATCACTAACTCCAGTTAAAGAGAATTTTGTAGACGATATGCCTCATGGATTACTTGATGGTATGACATTTACAGATGGTTCGCCAGATTATGATTATATGGGCAATGCAATGAATGACGGCGAAGTTGATTGGCCAGAGATTAATGATTGG